CAGTCAGTAAGATAGATTATTCTGGGCAGACAGTAAATAACCTAACCAAATTTGGCCAAGGGGCTGGAATATGTGGAGGTTATCAGTTTGTTGGCCAATTTACTGAAACCCCTGCTATAGGTTCTTGCCCTTCTACGTGCGGAGAAGAGATTAGCTGATGGCGTATCAATCCAAGCTTGTCGGTTCTGTTAGCGCAAATGATATCAATGCACTCGGGGTAAGCCCAGCAAAAAGCTACGGACATGTTGCCGGCACTTCCGCAAGATTCTTTGGTCAGGGAATTATAAGCTTACCGAGACTTAATGACGAGCACCCGTTTAAGGTTTATATAAAGAAAGAAGCGACAGGGTCTTATTACTTTAAGTCTCGAAAAGGTTTTGTCGACGGGAAACAGGCAACCGGAGGAGTAGGAAATGCTTGGACAAGGATTGTGCCGTTAAATCAATCAGTAATTCTTGAGGCTACGATATCTAAAGACATGGATATCACTAAGGCCGAAGTCAAGGCTGATAAAATAAACGAGCCGTTCAGGGCAAAAATAGATGGAGGGGTTCAAACAATAGCAAGAATTATTATTGCTCAATTTGATCAAGATGGATCAGAACTTACCGTTATCCAGAATGTAACAACAAACCTAATAAGCCAACTAGTTTGTCTTGACGGGTATGCCGCAAAGATTCTTGTGCAAGAAGCTGTAATTGTATGAGCCTTTTGTTCAAGGGGCCGTGCCTAAGTATTAAGCCATCAAAAAAACCAGATGACATGGATAATTCCTATTGGGAGGCAAGAAACAAGGTTTCGATAAGCATGGCCCAGTACGTGAAATGGCTAAATGCTGAATGGGTTGGCCAAAAAACAATGAGCGGGTCCTATTCAACAAATAGGGATTGCGGAGAAGGCTGCGACAGGACTGAAGTTACAGCCCACACGAGTACAACGAAATCATGGGAAGGCGATTATGGTTATGGCGCTCAAACCGTTTCGCTACTGCGAAGAAATAGAATGATGAACACTGACGACTTAAACTGCGGATGCAAGCCAGTAGAGAACTTTAACAATGAGCCATCCAGACCAAGCCCGCACGGGCAAAGACCCGAAGCTGATCTCGTGAAGATGCGATATAATGTATGCCTTCCTAGTATTACAACTTCCGTATTCCTAACAAAATATAACAGAACAAATGAAAGAGGTTCACTGGCATGTGGCGATAACTTCAGTCCTCCAACAGCGGAGGCTTTCTGTGCACCAAATGTAAGGAATGTATCCGGGAGGAGACTCTCAACACCAACCTGCGCGTGTGGTGATTCCCCGGGGCACTGCCTTTGGTGCTCTTACGATGTGCGATTCTGCTCGGAAATAACCTTAAAAGTTCTTGGAGGCTGGTACGACCCAAAAACCAAGAAAGTAAACCCTGAAATTTACATTGGTGGAACTTATCCTCTCTATGATTGGATTGGGAGTGCCGGCACCCGCAAAGACTCCGACAACAAAGGGCCAAATGGCAAGCATAGTACCTTAACAAAGTTTACGATAGATGGAGTTGTTATACCCTGCGGAACCCAATGGTCTACATACGGAGATTCGGGGAGCATAAGCTCGACAATACAATGGACTCTAAAGATTAGAGATCTATAGCCTGTGCGTCGCTAGATCATAAACTTTTTGCGAGCAACCCCTTGGGGGGCAGAAGTTATGCATGAGCGACAATACTCCGGCGCAAGCCGAGAACACTCCAACAAGCGTCCCAGAGACGCAAAACCCTAAGACTACAGATGTGGCGGCGCTTGATGAGCGCGCGTACCACGAAATCATCCAAGCCTTAGATCCCAACGCAACTCCCGAGCCTGCTAAGGAAGAGCCAAAAGCTGAACCTGAACAGGAAGCACCTGTGGCGGAAGCCCAAGAGCCAGAAAAGGAAGAAGCAAAGGAAGAGGTTAAGGAAGAAGCCCCAGCCCAAGAAGAATCTGATATTGCCCTGCCCGAGCGGGTTCGTATCGGTTCTTGGTCGGAAACTGAGAGAAAAGCCCTCCAAATTAGGGCTCGTAATCCGGATCTGACACTTGAGCAGGCCATCAGCATGGTGAAAGGCAAAGACGAATCAGCCTCCCCTGCCCCAGCCGAGCCAACGCCAGAAGAAATCGAGACCAAAATCGACGCTAAGGCACAAGAAAAAGCCAATGCGATCAAAGCGCTCGAATTCGACAAAGCGGCTCAGTTAGAGCTTGAGATGGCAAACTTGTCAAAGGCCTACCGCCGTGCAGAGAAAGTTGCATCCGAAAGAGCAGAGATCCAGAAAGCAGTAAGAATCGAGGAGTCTGAGAAGTCCAAGAAATTGGCCGTCGAATACTACCCCGATACTGCAAACAAGGATTCGGCTTTAACCAAGAAGATGTATGAGATCTTTGATGTCCTACAAGACACCAAAAATCCGTTGGTTAATGATCCGAACCTGCCTATTCGGTTGGCACAGATGGCCGCTAATGAGCTTGGGATTGCCCCTAAAACGGCAAGCAAGGCTCCTGCAAAACCAGCGGTAGTAGCGCCCTCGCCAAGCGCCGCCCGTCGTAGTCAACCCACCATACAACCCGCAAGCGGTAACGCTCGCACTAATTCACCCCAACCAGTTAGCGCAAAAGATGTTTTGTCAAAGATTGAGGATGTGGATCAATTCCGCGCCCTCATGGCAAATCTCTAATGCGTTGGATGGGGTAAAAGGAGGATCATACTATGGCCACAAACCTTAGCATTCCTACAAACAACGCTACTAGCGACTTTACGTCGCAATCCTCCACGTTCCTTCCGGAATTGTGGAAAAAAGGAGTACAACTCTCGGAAGCCGCTGAGAACTTTTTTAATCAGTTCGAAGGCCCGACTGAGAATTACTCCGTAATGTCGGTCCGCGACTTGTCTCGCGGTGCTGGCTCCAAAATCACGTTCCGCACCATGGCGCAACTCTACGGAGAAGGCGTACAGGGCGAAACACTCATCAACAGCAACACGGAAGATTTCCGCGTTGGTGCTTACAACCTGACCGTTGATTTCCTACGGCATGCGGTTTCTTACAATCGCCGGCTCGAAGAGAAAACGGCTTTGGCTTCTGAATTGAAGTCCAATGTTCCTGTCATGCTGGGCAACTGGCTTGGCCGGATGAAGACTGAGCGCTTGATGAAGCTCTTCCTCCACAAGGGGAACGGGCGGAATTATGTGTTCGCCAACGGCAAAGCTAATACCGATGCCTTGTTGAGCACGGACACCCTCAGCTACGATGGGATCGTTGCCTACGGACAACAGCTTCGTACTCGCGGTGCTCGCCCCGCTCAGGTTGCGACCATCGACAAGAACAAGCTCAACCGCTACGTGGTAGTTTCCACCGGTGAAGGGCTCCTCTCGCTGAAAAGCGAAACCAAATACTTGCAGGCCATCAATGCGGCCGGCGGTAAAGAAGGTTACGGCGGAGTCCAGTTCACGGGCGGATTCGTTGACCTCGACGGCCACATCATTCGTCAGTTTGATCCTATCGATCACGACGGATTTGGTGCTATTGGGTCTCCTTTGAACGCGAAAGCAACCCTCGGAACGGCGATCACCGCCACCACCGGTTCTGCGATCACGGTTCGGGCGACTGCCACTCAGGTGAGCTCGCCCATCCCCGGATACGGAGCCTCGTACTTCAAGTACTTCTCTGGCTACAGCTATCCGTTCAGCGCGGACGATGCGGACAACAAGATCCTCGGCACGACCACCACAAGTGGTTATGTCTTGATCCTCAACCTGACGGGTTCCGATGCAGGCAAGTATGGCTTCTACAGCTATTCTGCTAACAGCGGCAACACCCTCACCTTGAATCGTGGCCTTGTTGCTACTACTGGTAGCGTCGGATCATCTGGAGACTTCCAGTTGAAGACCACGGTTGGAGACGTCACAAGCGTCACCACGGCGACCAGCCCTTGGGCCAACGCCAAACTGACCAATACTCACCCCGTAGGATCACTCGTTATCGAGACGAATTCTCGCGGTGTTGCGATTGGACGTTCCCTCGTTTTGGGAGCCATGGCCGCTGTTCGCGGTTACGGATCTCTCGACGGCGAGCGCTCTGAGGAGACATTTGACGGCGATTTCGTGCGTAAGACCTACATTACCTCGATCTTCGGTCAGTCCCCTTACATGCGTCCGGACGGAGACATGCCGAACTTCTTGGTCGCTACCCATGCGGTCAACTACGCAGGTCTGAATCTGCCCTCGGTGACTAGCTAAAGTCATATTGGAATGGGCGGGAGGTTCAACCCCTCCCGCCCTTCCTCTTTAATATAAAATGAGAGCAGTTTGTATTATCCGAGACGGGCCAAGGTATGTGCCTGTCTTTGTCATTCAAGACGCAACCAACAAGAGACATAACTTTGTTTGGTCTGCCGTGTATAACGCCCATATCTGGGATCGTGGAGATCTAGGACCAGAAGACTCCCGCGACTTGGATAATATCCTTTCCCGAGCCGACAATTTCTACCGAGCCTCCGTTATCTTGAGGCCTGACGATGTCACGCCTCCTATCGTTCCAGAAGCGACTGAGCAAGCAGCCGAACAGCCCAAGCCTAAAAACAAGGGCGGACGCCCACGGAAAGTGCAGGTGGCGTGAAGGTAAACGAAGCCATTGATGCCATGTACGAAGTGTTCGGAGTTCCGAACAATGCTTCAGCGCCTCCAATCATGCAGAGGCGTATTTTTAATGACCTCAACTCTGCCATGCAGTTGCTATGGACGAAGGGGCATCGGCTTTTGGATTACTACACAAGAGGCGAAGTCACAGTAACCATCCCAGCCAACAGCAAATCGCAAGCCCTTTCCGACAGCGTTCAGTCCGTGATTGGCCCCGTCCGCAGAGCCACTGACAACATGATGCTTCGCCCAATTAAAAGCCGTGGAGAATACGAAAACTACTCAAGCATTTATGCTGGAAGTTTGACCCAATTAGCTGGCTCCCCGCCACAGGCTTACTTCAGTGAGGCATCGAGGAATGTAGCGCCTGACGCAACAAGCATCAGCATCTTTGTTGTTCCTGTTCCGATTGTGAGCACCGACCTCAAGGTTGCTGTATCCCTAAATGCTCCAGCTTTTACCCAAACGGATTACACAAACCGCACGGAAATTCCGATCCCCCACAACTACGCAGAGACCCTGCTGTTGCCCGTGGCCAGATACCTCACCTGCTCTTCCCTTTTTTTTGCTGATAAAGCGAAACAACGCGAGCCCCTGCTTAAGGCAGAATACGACAGGGCTCTACAAACCCTGGTGGAATCCGTATGACGAGTCTTCAACTAGCACAAAGAGCTTTGTCCTTCACAAAGCTACCCACCGACCCAGCCAATATATCGGCCAACGAGGCCGCTACGATTGTTGGTGCGATTAATGCCGGAATGTCTCGCTACTACATCAGCGCACCAAGTGGCAGGAAAACAACCCCCGTAACGGCCTTTGTAAAAGCTCCTGAGCCAGTAAACATTGGGCTTACAAAAGGATCTTATGAAACGACAGGACTAAACCTCGGAACCGATGACAGAATGGGCGACACAATTCTTGTCGCTGACAGGAGGATTCGTTTGGCGATTGGAACAAAGCTCCGTGAGCCATGGCCTCTCGAAACAGGAACATACGCAGGCACTCTTTATGATGATGCCGTTCCGCTTTATACCCCTGTACGCAGGATTGAGGGTTATGTCATTTACGATGAGCGTTACAGACTCCCCTTTCTTGCCGACACGCCCGTAAGAGAAGATGAGATAGTAGTTCCAAGGAGGAGCGGATCGCCGGCGTTCTTTTCAATTGAAAGCCTTGGAGACGCCGTAGGTGGATCTGCCAGAGCTCTTGTGAGGCTATACCCTGCCCCTTCTCAGGCTTCCACAATCCGATTTGCGGCAAGCATCGAAGCCCAAACATTCACG